GATACATTGATGTGAATTATCCACAAGCAACAACACAAGAAGTAGATGCAATCAGACATATTAATCGTACAATTAATTCTAAATTACCAGCAGTTGAATCAGTTCGCCATACAACATGGCATCCGATATCTTTTGAGTTTGATAACATGTTTAGTTACGGTGAAGGTAATATTATAAATTTTGAAAACCTTTCCGATGTATGCGGATTATTTGCTGCAAACACATCCGGTAAGTCTTCTTTGCTTGATGCAATTACATATACTATTTTTGATAAATGTAGTAAAACAAGCAAGGCAAATGAAGTATTAAATAACAAGAAAGCTTGGTTTAAAGGTGTATTTCGGTTTGAAATGAACGGCATCGTTTATACTATTGAACGACGAGGGACGCAAAATAAAAAGAAAGAAACCCACGTTAAAGTAGATGTAGACTTTTATACTGATTCAGAAAATTTAAACGGTGAAGAACGAAGTGAAACAAATAAAAACATTCGTCGCTATTTAGGTACATATGATGATTTTATTTTAACAGCATTTTCACTTCAAGCTGATAACAATAACTTTATTGAGAAGTCTCAAAAAGAACGCAAAGATCTTTTATCACAATTTTTAGACATTACAGTATTTGAACAACTTTACCAACTTGCTGCAGATGAAATTAAAGAAACAGCAGGACGTTTAAAGGAATACAAGAAAACTGACTTTGCAGAAATTATGTTACAAGCTGATGCAGTAATTTCTGAAAATCAAGATACTATTCAGTCATTAGAGGAACAGGAAGATAAAGCCCAAGAGGCTCGCAATGACTTGCAAAATCATATTGTTAATCTCATTGAATCTAAATTGCCTACCACATATGAAGGCCCAGACATTGATATTCTAACAAAACAAGAAAATGTTTTAACTGAAAAGATAGAAATTCTGCAAGATGACATTGAAAATGCAGAACAAGAAATTGCTGATATTAAAATCGGCGTTTCTGAAATAAAACAAAAAGTAAAATCGCAATTTAATATTGAAAAAATACGCGAAAAACTTGAAGAGTTAAACAATACAAAATCAGATCAACAAGATCTTGCATTAAAAATAACAGAACAACAAAGGATTATAGATGGTAAAGAAACCCAAATACAACATCTTGATGCTCATGAATATGACCCAAACTGTAAATACTGTACAAGTAACGTTTTTGTGCAAGATGCAATCGAAGCCCAGAGTACGATTGACACGGATAGAGCAATATTAACAGAGTTAGAACTACAATATGATGGCGCAATTCTACAAATTGCATCATTACAACAATATCAAACAGCATATGATGATTTAGTAAAATTACAAAAAATTGTACAAGCCGACCAAAACATTTTAGATAAGCGTGAACTTCAACTTCAATTATTAGAATCAGAATTACAAACTCGCGAATCTGAATTAGAAACTATATTAGAACGACAAGAATCATTTACAAAAAATGAAACTGCAATCAAACATAATCGTCGTATTGATCTTAAAATTGGATTATGTAAAGATGATATTGAAATGTTTACTGAAGACATAAAAGAAATTCAATCACAAATTAAATCATTATTTGGTGCAATTGAAGTAGCAAAAACAAATCGAGGAACTGCTCTTAGAAATTTAGAATCATATCAACAGTTAGAAATTGAATACAAGGCATATGAATATTATTTAGCATCAGTTCAAAGAAATGGAATTCCATATGAATTAGTTGCAAAAGCTCTTCCTAAGATTGAAGCAGAAATAAACAATGTTTTAAATCAAATTGTTGATTTCAACATGGTAATGAATTCAGATGGTAAAAACATCAACGGATATATTATTTATGATGAAGATAATTTTTGGCCATTGGAATTAACTAGCGGTATGGAACGATTTGTTAGTTCATTAGCAATTAGAATTGCACTTATTAATGTATCAGCATTACCACGTCCTAATTTCATTGCAATTGATGAAGGTTGGGGAAGTTTAGATGCAGAACACATTTCATCAGTAGTAAATTTATTTGAATATTTCAAAACCAAATTTGATTTTTCAATTATCATTTCACACGTTGATTCTATGCGTGATATGGTAGACAATTTAATTGAAGTAAACAAAATAAACGGATACAGCCAGATTCATCACACGTAATATTTATATAAAAAGATATTTCGAGTAATGAAACGTAAAGAGGCAGTCTACAAAGGACTAGAATACATCGATGTTTATTATACTGATACTTCGGCAACATCACCGGATTATTTTCAAATATCAGAATTTCCATTACGATTAACATCTGGAAAAAATTTATTTAAACTTCGAGGGCATCCTACCAATTTAAAAGTCGGCGGAATACTAAACATTGAAGTTTTAGATTTTAACGGCGATCCAATCTATACGGAAGTTGTTGATTATATTGATGAAGATAAAAGTCGAGTAATTGCTATATACGTTTATGAAGATACATCACCAGGTGATTGTTCAATTACTATATTAGGTGAAGCATCTACATTGCAAGGCGGCATTGCTCCGACCGAATGGCAAGGACGTCCAAATATAAAATGGATACGTTCAGTTCCAGTTAATCCAAACATATCAAACGTTTCAGAAATAATTTTTGAACAACCTCCTGTTGTAACTGTAGATGAGTTAATTGGAGTACAATTAGATAGAACATATTCTGGTAGTATACAATTTCCAACATATTCTACCGGTACTATTAGATATTATTCTTATAATAATCAACCAGCAATAGAATTGTTAGGCGGCACATTTACTGCAGATATGTCTACAGGTACAATAACTGTAGCAGCACCAGTTAATCCTACCCCTACACCTAATTTTACTATATCTACAACACCTTATACAAGTACAATTAAAAAGATTCTAACTCCGACTACGGCCTTGTTAGATACAGAGTATACGGCGTATAGTAGCCAGAGTATTTCAATACATACTTTTAACGCATTTGATTATTCTGCATATTCATTATCATATGAAGCATCGCCAACATATACAGAAACAGAAAATTCACAATCATTTGCATACATACAAATTAAAGGTTTAGAACCAGCAACTGGCGATGTATCTAGAATCAAAGTTTTTTCTAACAACAATGGTACCGTTGGTACATGGGAATTAATCAATGATATTGAATTAGAAGAAACAGAAATATTTGTTCCTAGCACATCATCATTATATCCAGATAAATCTATAGGTGTTTTTACAACGCAAAGCATCATTGATACATATTGGACTGCATCTGCATTACAAGGCACAGCTGTGTTGCCATTACCAATATTGGGATGGTCAACTGCATCGTTAGATAGTGCAATGAAAATATCTAGCTCGTTAGATTTAACAGCAGACAATGCAGTTTTAGTTGCACAAATTAAATCTGAATACTCTGGCGTATTTATTGAATCATCATCATATAAAATAACACTTGATGCATTAGGAACGCGTACGGGAAGTTTAGATCCAGTATTATCAGTATATTTATCAGGAAGTGCATTTTATCAAGATCCAACAGATTACTTCAATCAAACATTCCCAACGAAATTTGGTAAAAGAATTGGAGAACTTCGAGTAACGAGTGATAATCAAAGATTCGACGATCATGTATTTAATTTTCAATCTGATTATACAGGTACCGGTGTTTTATTACTTGTAGTAGAATCTGGTATTTGGCAAGTAGCAGATATACACGCTACATCAGATAATGATCCCGGATATTCTCCAAATTATACGAGAATTAAATCGTTTATACAAACAACGCATAAAATTAACAATCAAATTTCATTTAAAGTTGAATATTACAATGTCAATGGCGAAAAAAGCAAACAAATATCTTATGTATACAACAAAGATTGGGAAGGCGGAAATCGTTATATTGATGGTAATTTCTCAATGCTTACCGGATCTTTATATGTTGCTGACTCTTTAAATAGCGGTGTTGCAATTAGCGGATATCCTAATTCAGGATTTATTAGATCATTAGGATATGAAGGATTTGATGCAGGATTCCCTGGGTTCTTATTATGGTCCGGTTCTGCATTACCAGGACAAACATCTAAAGGTCAACCATATAATGGCGTTGGATTAGAACTTTATGCAAATACTTCAAGTTATTTTAGATACAGCACAAAAGATTCTGAAATAGATGTAAGAACCGATAAATTCTTTTTTGGAAATTCTGGATCTATATTCATTAGTGGCGCTAATGGAAATATACAAATTTCATCTAGTAATTTTAATTTAAGTCCACAAGGAAATGTAACAGCATCATCATTTATTGCAATACAAGGCGGAAATGTATTATTTGATACGAATAATCAGTTTGCAGATGGATATAATGTTGGACGAGTTATTTATTTTGATAGAACAGAATTTCGTTACACCGGCAGTTTATCAGCTACGCCACAAACTGCTTCAATATTTGAAACATTTATTCTGCCAGGCGAAACTAATATGCAAGTATCATGCATGTATAATTTTAAAGCCGCAACAAGTTCTACAGGTATTTTACGAGCTCAATGGTATATACAATCTGCTAGTATTTCTGGTAGTAACGGTACAAGCACAGGATATGATTTATGGAGTACCCCTCAAAATTTATTTTCAACACAACCTACTATATCTGCAATAAATTCAGTTGGAACATATGAAGGCGGAACACAAACGTTTAATTCAACGCCAACATATATTATATCAAATCAAGGTAGATATGTTAGAATATTTATGGTAATTGAAAGAAGTGCTACCGGAGATGCAAATGATATGTTAGCACTAAAAAGTTTTGTATATCGTACTAGTAGAACTGTAGGCTCATCAATTAATCCTCCACCAGCTGGTGTAATTTCATAACATATATTTATATAAAACGGAAACATAATGAATAAAATAACAGTTTTATTTCCTGGCGGATTCAAACCATTAACGGGAGCACATTTAGCATTAGCACAACGATATGCTCAACATCCTGAAGTTGAACGCGTAATTCTTTTAATTGGTCCTAAAGAACGAGAAGGTATTACACGAGATAAAACAATGGAGATGTTTGGTTTATTAAATTCAAATCCAAAAATTGAAATACAACCTACTGAATTCAATTCACCTATCATGGCAGCATATGAATATTTATTTGCATTGCCAGAAGATGCAACGGGTAAATTTGCCATGGCTGCATCAACTAAAGGCGATGATTATGTTCGTGCAAAAGACTTTGTTCCTAATGTAGACAAATATGCTACAATTGGTGATAAAAAAGGACGACGTATTCCTGCAGGAATTGATGCAACTGAATTAAGTGTAAATGTAGATCCATTAACATATAATAATGGACATCCAATATCTGCAACTATAGTTAGACAATCATTAGTAAATGATGATTATGAAACATTTCGTTTATCATACCCAACTAATTCAGATGCAGAAGTAAAAAATGCTTGGCAACTATTAAAAGGCATACAAGAAGCTGCGGTATTTAGTAAAGATTGGTGGTCTACATCATTGCAAGAAGAAGTTGACGAAGTTTTTGAATCAATAATGAATACAAGTGAGCGAGAAGCTCATAATAAAAAAATTACAAAATTACGAAATTATCTAGATAATAGCCGCGGCGATTCATTTGTATATGATTTTGATAATTTTCCAAAAACTGTTTACGGCGCTGTATTAACAGAAGGCGGTGCCGCAGGACATATGGCACACCCTTATGACGATCATGGATTAACTTTCAACGAAATGAAAGAATTAGTTTCACGAGCATTAGAAGGTCGATTAGACATTGAAGAAGCAGTAACGGAAAAGACTGATGGACAAAATATTCAAGTAACATGGAAAGATGGCCAAATAGGTTTTGCTCGTAATAAAGGTACTGTAATTAATCCAATGTCGGTACAAGAACTTCAAGACAAATTTGGCGGTCGAGGACCTATCTCAGATGCATTCGGAGGAGCTGCAGAAGATTTAGCTGAAGCATTTGCGCAAATCAATGCAGATGAATTAAATAAAATTTTTAAAAACGGTCGAGTATTTGCAAACATGGAAATTATTTATCCAGCAACAAAAAATGTTATTTCATATGATGTTGCTGTATTACAATTTCACAATTTAGTTGAATATGATGAAAAAGCAAATGTTATAGAAACAGATATGACCGGTGGCGCAACTTTACAACGCATCATACAAGATGCAAATGCACACCTTCAAAAAACATTTTCATTTATTCCACCACAACGAATTAAATTAGGCAGAGTTTATGATTTTGAAGATCAACAAGCTGCATTCTTTAATGAGATTGAACAATTGAGACAACGTTATAATCTTAAAGAAACAGACCGCGTAACTGAATATCACAAGGCGTGGTGGGCAGATGTTATTCGTACAAAAGCACAAGAATTAGGATATCAAATTCCAGAAAATGTTTTAACTGCATTAATTTATCGTTGGGCATTTAATGATAAATCTACCAATATTGCAATGCTTAAAAAACAAATTGAAAACACTGAGTTTGCAGCGTGGGTAACAGAATTTGATAAAAAAGATTTCAAAATTTATCAAAAACAAAACATGGAACCATTTGAAACTATCTTTTTGAGATTAGGTGCAGTGGTATTAAAAAATGCAGAAAACTTCCTAGCCGCAAACCCAAGTAAATCAGTTCAAGAATTAAAAACAGAATTGGCACAATTGATACAAGAATTGCAAGCATCAAATGATGTTGCTACTATTAAAAAATTAGAACAAGAATTACGCCGTATACAAAAGTTAGGCGGATTTGAAGCAATTGTACCAACTGAAGGAATTGTATTTGTCTACGGCGGACATACCTATAAATTAACCGGCGCATTTGCTCCTGTTAATCAACTACTAGGAGTATTGAAATATACACGATAACATATTTATATAAAAATGGATCAAAATCATGGCTGAAAAACACAAAAGCAAGTATAAAAAACCGGAAAACAAAAAACCTACTTATCGTAAAGACATCAAAGATTATACGTTGGATGATAAAGAAGGTGGATTGAATCCTAAAACTACAGGCGACGCACATTTAACTACTTTCCGTAAAACTGATAAAGAAATGCAGGATGATGGAAAAATGTATCCAACATATAAAGATGACGATCGTTTATACAAAGATTTAGAAGATGGTGAGTATGATCCTAAAACAGCAGCAAAGCGTTTACAAAAACGTCAAGATGTGGAGGAAAAAAATCTTAAAGATCTAGTAGTAAAAGAAAAAGTTGAAAAACTAACAAGAGAACAAAAAGAAGAATTAATCAGAGAATATATTCGTCGCAAAATAACTAAAGTTTTAATGGAACAAACAGCTGCACCTGCACCTGAAGAAGAAGCACCAGCAGCAGACACCCCTGCAGAAGAACTTCCAGTAGAAGAGCCAGCTCCAGCAGCTGAACCTGCTCCGACTGATATGTCAGCACCTGCAGCACCCGCTCCAACAGACCCTGCAGCTGCACCTGCTCCAACAGATCCTGCAACAGCAGAAACACCTGCAGAAACTCCAACTGAAGAACCAGCAGCAGAACCTGAGCAAGAATTAGATCCTGCGGCTCAAGAGGCGTTAGCAGTACAACGTTTTGTTGATCACTTGAAAACAGAAACGGGAAATATTGCTAGAATCAAATCAATTTCAAAAGTTATCAATTCTGTATTAAACGATTCAGAGCCAGAAGATTATAAAAACTTTTTTGAAATGTTAAGATCTTTAGCTATTAATAAACTTCAAAGAGGTCAGTCTAAAAAAAGTAATACAAATAAACAATAAGTTATGTCTAAAAAGTTACAAAATGTTAAAGCTATTCAACAAATGTTGGATGGCAGTCATAAATTTCAAACTAAAAAAACTGTAGGATTTTCTGATGTCGAGAAAACGGCAAAAGACAATGAACGACATTTAATAGGCGATGTATGGGAAGATGTTGATATAGCAACAGGTATTACATACATTAATGAACAGCGTGATGGTTTTAGAATTAAAAAACCAAAAAATTCAGAAATATTTCAAGAAATTCGTGAAGAACTTCGAGCTTTTCCTAATTGCCGAAAAGAAACATGTACATGTGCGGGAACACATCGTCTAGATCAAAAAATGCGTAAGATTCACGGAATGTGTTTCGATTGCACAATTGAGATGGAACATGAATTGAAAAAAGAAGGTAAGTATGAAGAATATGAACAACAAAAAATCCGCGAAAATGCGTTAGCATGGTTAGCATCTGCAGAACGCGATGTTGCAATGTTAAAAGAAGCATATACACGAGCATCTCAATTTGTTAGTAGTGGAAATGGAGACGTTGAAACATGGACTGAGAAAATGACTCCGGAAGAATTTGAAGAAACAGTACAAAAACAATTTGATAAATTCAAAGAAAACTTTTTAAATAATCTAAATAAAGAATCAGAAAATGAAAACGATTAAAAAATATTGGTTAGCTATTGTAGCAGCAGCAGGAGCTATTATTGTATTTTTTCTATTTAACTCAAAACGTAAATCAAAAAAAATAGAAAAGATTAATGAAAAGATTGATGATAATACAAACAAAATTATCGAATCTGAAAAGAAAATTGAAGTAATTAAAGAAAAAACAAAAACAGCAAAAAAAGAAGCTGTTAAAATGAAAACTGAAATTATTGAAATTGAAGCTAATAAACAATCAATCGAAGTAGAAGAAGTTGCAATTGAAGATGCGAAACAAAATATTTTGAAAAAAACACGTAGAAAAAAATGAAAAAACTAATTATCATTATATTGTTCCCGGTATTTGCTTTCGCACAAAAAGGCAAAGCAAAACCAGATACGTGTTTTACTCAATCTGAGTTAGCAGATATTTCATTTGTAATTGATTCGCTTTGGGCAGCTGATGATATTAATAATGAACTAATTGTTAAGTATCGAGGATTAGTTAAACAACTAGATTCAATTACAACATTAGATTCATTGCATATCATAGAACAAGACAATGAAATTAAATTGTTAAAATCTAGTATTGATTTATATAAAGAACAAATTAAATTGATGCAACCAAAATGGTCTGACAAAAAAGGATTATGGTTCGGAATAGGATTTTTATCAGCATTAGGTTCAGGAATTTTAGTTAATCAACTGGTAAAATAATATGATGCAACCAAATATAAAACAGATCATTCAACAACAATACACAATGTGTGCGAAAGATCCTGTTTTCTTTATGCGTCAATATTGTTATATTCAACACCCGAAAAAAGGTAAGATTAAATTCAACCTGTTTCCATTTCAGGAAGATTCATTAACTGAATTGCGTGATAACAGATATAGTGTTATATTAAAGTCACGTCAGTTAGGTATCTCAACTCTATCTGCAGGTTTTGCTCTTTGGTCAATGTTATTCAAAGAAGACTTCAACGTACTTGTTATTGCAACAACACAAGAAGTAGCAAAAAACCTTGTAACAAAAGTACGCGTCATGCACGATAATTTACCAAGTTGGTTAAAAGGTAATATTGAAGCAGACAATAAACTTTCACTCAAATTTAAAAACGGTTCGCAAATCAAAGCAGTATCATCTGCTACAACTGGTGCACGTTCTGAAGCATTATCATTGCTTATTATTGATGAGGCTGCATTCATTAGAAATATCGAAGAAATATGGATAGCATCGCAAGCAACATTATCAACGGGTGGGGGTGCAATTGTATTATCTACTCCTAATGGTGTCGGTAACTGGTTTCATCAAACATGGGCAGATGCTGAAGCTGAGATAAATGGATTCCATACAATTAAACTGCATTGGACAGTACATCCAGAACGCGATCAAGATTGGCGTGATCAACAAACACAATTATTAGGTGAACGCGGGGCAGCTCAAGAATGTGACTGTGACTTTATTAGTTCAGGACATACTGTTGTTGATGGTGCTATATTAATGGAATATGATGAAAAGTGCATAGAACCAATCGAAAAACGAGGATTTGATAATGGTTATTGGATATGGGAATATCCAGACTATCAAAAAGATTATTTAGTAGTAGCAGACGTTGCCCGCGGTGATGGAGGCGACTGGTCTACTTTCCATGTTATTGATGTACAAGATGTACGACAAGTTGCTGAATATAAAGGCAAACTTCCTCCTAAAGACTTTGGTAACATGTTAGTAACAGTTGCAACAGAATGGAACAATGCATTGCTTGCAATTGAAAATGCTAATATTGGTTGGGCTGCAATTCAACCAGCTTTAGATAGAGGCTATGAAAATATATTTTATACATATAAAGATGACGGATATGTTGATACAGATGTACAATTGAAAAAAGGTTATGATATGAAAGATAAGAGCCAAATGGTTCCTGGAGTATCAACTACAACTCGTACGCGTCCATTAATGATATCAGCACTTGAAATGTATATGCGTGAGCATACTCCAGTAATACGTAGTAAAAGATTAATACAAGAACTTTTTGTATTTGTTTGGCTAAATGGAAAAGCTCAATCTCAAACAGGATATAATGATGACCTTGTTATGGCATTTTGTATCGGGTTATGGTTACGTGACACATCACTTAAGTTAAGACAGCAAGGAATTGAATTAACTAAACGATCATTGTCACAATTTCAAAAAACAGAACCAGTAATTTACACGGGTAAGCCTAATAACAACGCAGATGGTTGGAAATGGAATAACGGCTTCCAAGATGAAAATTTAACCTGGCTTCTGTAACAAGTTATATTTATTATAAAAATAATATTATTATGGCGTCTCTAAGAAAACGTTTACAGAATCTATTTAGTACCAACGTAATTGTACGTGCGTACGGAAAAGATAAACTACGAGTGGTTGATACCAATCGTTTACAAGGTGTTGGTAATCTAGGCCAAAGCAAAATAGCTGATAGATATACCAGAATGCATGGAGCTAATAAGCACATGGTTGGAGGTATGGGTGGATATGATTCTAACTACTACATGCATCAAAATCGTATGCAGCTTTATGCTGATTATGAAATGATGGATAAAGATCCAATTATTAGTTCAGCTCTTGATATATATTCAGATGAATCAACATTAGCTGATCAGTTTGGAGATGTATTAACTATTAAAACGAATAATACTCGAATACAAAAAATACTTTATAATTTATTTTATGATGTTTTAAATATTGATTTCAATTTATGGACATGGATTCGTAACATGACCAAGTATGGTGATTTCTTTTTAAAATTAGATATTGCAGATGAAATTGGAGTATTAAACGCACGTCCTTTTTCAAGTTATGAAATTGAACGTTTTGAAGAATATGATGAAGTGTCTGGAGAATATAAAATTACATTTAAACATGTAGGTTCTCCAAATTTCCCTTACGATGTTTTTGAAATTGCACATTTCCGTATGTTATCAGATTCTAACTTCTTACCATATGGTAGATCAATGTTAGAAGGAGCACGTAAAGAATTCCAAAAATTAATGATGTTAGAAGATGCAATGCTAATTCACAGAATTATGCGCGCACCGGAAAAACGTATCTTTAAAATTGATATTGGTAATATTCCACCAAATGAAGTTGATTCATTCATGGAAACCATTATCAATAAAATGAAAAAAATTCCACATATTGATTCACAAACTGGAAATTACAATTTAAAGTTTAATCTTAACAACATGTTGGAAGATTATTACTTGCCAGTTCGTGGAGGTCAATCTTCAACTAGTATTGATACTTTACCAGGTATGACTTTTACCGGTATTGAAGATATTGATTATGTTAAACATAAAATGATGGCTGCTCTTAAAATTCCTAAACCATTTTTAGGATATGATGAGGGGGTAGAAGGTAAAACAACATTAGCATCAATGGATATTCGTTTTGCTAGAACTATTGAGCGCATACAAAAAATTGTTGTTTCTGAATTAACTAAAATTGCAATTGTGCATTTATATGCTCAAGGATATGAAGGTGAAGATTTAGTTGGGTTTGAATTAGAATTAACGGCTCCATCTATTATATATGATCAACAAAAAGTTGCATTAATGACTGAAAAAATGACATTAGCAACTGCAATGAAAGATTCTAAATTAGTTTCTGACAAATACATTTATGAATATATCTTTAATATGTCAGAAGACCAATGGCTTCAAGAACGCAATGATGTTGTAGAAGATCTTAAACTTCGTTTCCGTCAGAATCAAATTGAACAAGAAGGAAATGATCCTGCAATAACAGGAGTATCGTTCGGAACACCACACGATTTAGCTTCAATGCATATGAGTAGTGATGATGTTGAAGAAAAAGATTTAGGCGGAAGACCAAAAGAAGGAATCAAATCCGGGCAACATAAAAATGCCTTTGGATGGGATCCGACAGGTAGAAAAGAATTAAAACAAGCATTCGATCCAGCAAATCAAAAAACAACCTTTACCCCGGATGCTAGAAGAGACAGAACAGTACGACCAATCTCAACAGAGAGTCACGACATACTTAAACATCTTAAATCTAAAAATAAAACATCTAACATGTTATTAGAATCATTAAAGTCTAGTAAAATAGATAATGATGACAAGGATAAAGGTACGTTATTGGACGAGAATAACATTTTGTAAGAAACATTATATTTATATTAAAAATAAACGGTCGTAAACCTATGAAGAAATTAAAACATTCAAAATATAAGAATACCGGTATTCTTTTTGAAATGTTAGTGCGTAAATTAACTTCGGAAACGTTGTCTTCGAATAAATCTGTAACAATCGATATTATTAAAAAATATTTCGGTAAAAATACAGAGTTATCAAAAGAATTACAACTTTATAACGCATTAGTAAAAGAACAATTCCGCAGTGAAGCACAAGCATTAGATTATATACGTACTGTAAAATCAGCACACTTAAAATTAAATCAAACTACATTAAAACGCCAGCGCTATAATTTAGTAAAAGAAATCTCTGAAAAATTTGTATTTACTAATATGTCAAAAATGCATATTAACAATTACAAAGTGTTAGCTTCTATTAATATGATATTTGAACATGCTGAGACTGATAATCCTAAACAGTTGTTAGAATGTAAGAATGTTATTCTACAACACGCACTACTTACAGAAAAAGCAAAACCGACAAAAGATCCAATATTAGAAACATTTGAATCGCAATCAAAAGATATGCGGTTATTATCATATGAATTGCTTGTAGATAAATTTAATAAAAAATATTCAGGTTTAGATGAATCTCAAAAACGTCTATTGAATAAGTATATTACTCACGTAAATGACACTACTGCATTAAAAGAATATGTTCAAACTGTTATCCCGACAATTAAAAAAGATTTAGCAGGACAAGCAAAATTAATTTCAGATAAAGCAACTCAAATTAAAGTACAAAAATTATCTGAAATGCTTTGTACAGTTGAAAATATGAAAACAATTAAAGAATCTCACATACTTTCGTTGTTACGTTATTTTGATTTAGTGCGCGAATTAAAGGAGATGCATTAATGAGATCATTCTTAAAAGAAATTGAGGATAAATTCCAAGATATGGAAGAAACATGTACTTGTGGCAAATCTGATTGTCCGGAATGTAATCCCGACGAACTTGAAGAAATGAGTACTACCGGAGCTGTTGCTGGATTTAATACACCTGCAGCATTTGCTAAACCAGGAAAATGGAAAAGTAAATCTATTAAATACGAATCAGTAAATACGCCACCATCATTTAAATGGAGAGAAACGGGAGATCAACATCCTGAATCGGGAGAAGAAACATCTCAAGATAAATTTCCATTTTCGACAACGGAAGAAGCTTGGCCAAATAAAGATCAAGAATATCCAGTTAAATTTACTAATCAGCCATATGGTACTGCAAATATAAAAGATAATACCGAAAAGCATTCACTTAAAGTCGCAGAAGCAATGGATCGTAAATATGAACAACTTATTGAATCATATAGATCATTTGCAACAGGTGATTCGAAAATTAGTCCAGAACAAAAGGTTAAAAATACAATTAAAGAAGTAGCAAAAAAACTTCAAGAAATTGAAACATTGGTTAATCATACTTCTAGATTAAAAACTGAATCTGGTTTATCTAGAACAGGAATTGGCAACGCAGCAGACAAAGCATTAGTAAAAATATCAGAACGATTGACAAAAATATCAGAACGAGTAAGAGCATTAGGAGAATAGTATGTCAAAAAACCTTATCGTAGAATATATGCCATTTAAGCCGATGGGAACATTGTCAGAATCATCTGGCGCAGCATATGGCGTACCAGGCGGTTTTGTTGTACAAGGAATTTTGCAAAGAGCGGGAGCTAAAAATCAAAACGGTAGAATATATCCTAGAAACATCTTAGAAAGAGAATGTAAACGATATCAACAAGAATATATCGATCAACATAGAGCATTAGGAGAATTAGATCATCCAGAATCATCAGTAGTTAATTTAAATAACGTTTCACACAACGTACTTAAAATTTGGTGGAAAGGCGATGATTTATGCGGAGCAGTACAAATCCTAGAAACACCATCCGGTAAAATTCTTAAAGAACTTTTTAAAGCTGGTATTACATTAGGTATTTCATCTCGTGGTTTAGGATCCGTTAAAGAATTACGTAGTGAAGGTGTAGTAGAGGTTCAAGAAGATTTTGAATTGATATGTTGGGACTTCGTGTCAAATCCTTCTACTCATGGGGCTTTTATGCGTCCTACGAGCATGCACGAGTCAGTTAATAAAATGAATACCACAAACAAATATAATAAAGTAAACAACCTTATAACTTCGATTTTATGCGAAGATGGTAAATGTAGGATCATATAATGAGAACACCGAACTTAAAATTTATTCTAGAAACAATTTTAGAAGATCAGCCACAGCCAATGTCTAGAGACGAAAAACAACAATTTGTACAAGAAGTAGCAAATTTCTCAGCACTAGGCGATTCAGTATATGGTAAAGGTGATTTAGAACAAATTGTTGAACGAGTTAAACATATTGTAGAAAGAGCAGAACGTATCATGAATGAAAGTGATGATAACAATCTTGTTGGAATGAAAAAAGTTAACAAAAGAATGTTTGAAGATTATAAAGACTTTGAACAGTCAGCTCGCGAATTAAAAGAAGCACAAGATCGAATGGCGATGGCATATGAAAACATCGGACAACATTTAAGTAGATATTTTGATGTTCAATAATTTGGATGTTGAAAAAAAAATTATTATAATATAGGCAAGTAATGAGTATATTTAAAAAATTATATAAAGAATTTTTCGGATTAACAGAACAATCAACATCTGCTGGTGCTGGTGCTGTGAAAATGCCTAAAGATACAAAACCTGCAGATATTAAAAAAATGACTGACCAAGGTGTAAATGTACAATTGGAAGGTGATATTGACGAAGCTAAATTAGTTAATAACATAACTGATTATAGAGGCGGAGTAGAATTTGTGTTACGCGACCCGGCAGATGCATTGAGAGTAACTAAAGAAATTCAACAATGGGCTGCAAAAAAAGGTATCACCTTAGTTAAAAAACAAATTGCAAAAACAGGTAAAGTAGTTTATCTTTATTTTCGATTAGGAGAAGATCTAGGAACAGAATCACAAAAGATTCAAGGATATTTAGCACAGATGCCAGAACTTAAACATTTTAGATTTAAAGTTCGTGGAGAACAAGCACCAGCTCCTGCTCCTGCCCCACAAGCCCCAATGTAAAAATTTAATAACGTTATATGAACAAAAAACAAAAACAACATCAAACAATTGTTCCAGGACATTCACTCGCAGTAAATGTAGTTGGTTCCTTAAGAGAAGATTTAGCATTTGCTCTTAAAATTTGGAAACGCAAAGTTAAAAATTCCGAAGTATTAGAAAAAACCAAAGATCGAAAAGAATTTATAAAAGGATCAGTTAAACGTCGAAAACAACTTCAAGACGCTCAATTCATTCAAAAAATTAAAGATAGAAATTCTTTTTAATTAACAAAATTAAGCCCTAGCTAAAAAAGTTAGGGCTTTTTTACTGGTTTTTCAAACATGCTCATATTTATTTGTAAATACATTATTCCTATATAATGTCTAGTAATTTATATTTCTATTAAGATTCCGAATAATCTTATTTCCAAAAAACAAATTTAAGGAGAACAACAATGGCAAAATCAGACTTGCTAAAAGAAGCGATTGCTGATGCAAAGGCGGTTAAAGAAACAGCTTTAGCAAATGCAAAGATTGCTTTACAAGAAGCCTTCGCTCCACGATTAGAAAGAATGTTAGCTACTAAACTAACAAATGAAATCGAGGGTGAAGAAGAAGAAATGCCTGCAGAAGAACCAGAAATGGATATGGCAGCAGGAGAAGAAGAAGCACCAATGGGTGACGAAGGAATGGAAGACGACTTTACTTGGACGGACGATAGTCTATCTGCAACAGTCGGCGGAAATGAATACGATTTCACAATTGGTATGGGTGGTGAAGAAGAGGACATGGACATGGATATGTCAGCTGAAGAAGAACCAATGGGTGACGAAGAAATGAATGCAGAATATGGTGAGGATGACGAAGATCTAAACTTAGAAGCAATCATTCGTGAGTTAGAAGGCGATTTGAATGAAGAAGATTATTCAAATGCTGGAACTGATGGTGATGAGATTCATGAAGGTGAACATTATGCAGAAGACGAAAAAGAAGAAATGCCAGTAGACGAATCAATTGATGAAATCATCGAAGCTATCCTTCGTGAGGAAGAAGAAGCAGAAATGCCTGCAAAAGAAGATGAAACTACAGTAGAAGAAGAAATGAAGAAAGATTTAGAAGAAGCTTATGCTACTGTAAATCAACTTAAAGGTATTCTTTCTGAAGTAAATCTTTTAAATGCAAAACTTCTTTACACAAACAAATTGTTCCGCAATTTTGAATTATCAGAAAATCAAAAAATGAAAGTAATTGAAAACTTTGATAGAGCTGGTAATACAAGAGAAGTAAAATTAGTATTTACAACATTGGCTGAATCATTTAAACGTCCTACAATGAAAAAACGAGTGGTTAAAGAATCTTATGCATCAAAACCGACAGCAACAACTGCGCCTGCAAAAGAATCAACACAAGTTTTATCTGAAGGATTTGAATTAGCAAATCGTTGGAAAAAATTAGCAGGATTATTGTAAATC